AAGGTCAGATGCAGGGAGGCGGGCAACCGCCAATACAGAGCCCTCAACAAACTTTAGAGTAGGGAGGAAACAATCGTGGGAAATGATAACACGCTCGCCGCAAATGCAGTCCCGGCAACTGCGAATGGAACAGCAAATGTAACAGCAAATCAAGTGGCTACGCCGGCCAACGAAACGGCCAATGCAACACCCGTAGCCAACGAAACGGCAAATGTGGTCTCAAACGAAACTGCCAATGTGGCGGCAAACGAAGAACCAAAGCCCCGCAGGAGCGCGCAGTCTCGTATAGATCAGTTAACGGCAAAACAGAGGGACGCTGAAAGGGAAGCGAGGTATTGGAGAGAGCTTGCGCTGAAAAATCAGAATCAGCCGCAGGACCAGAAACCCCAGCCTCCGAAAATTGAGGATTTCCAGAATTACGACGACTTTCTGGTGGCGAAAACCAGATTTGCGTTGAGTCAGGATTCGGTAGAAACCAATGTGCAGAGATCAACCGAGGCACAGATCGCGGCGATCAATGAAACTTTTAACGCCCGCATCGAGGAAGCTACCGCGCAATACCCTGACATTTTGGACATCGTCAATGACACCACTCTCCCGATCAGCCCTGCGATGGCAGCCGTGATTAAAGATAGCGAATCCGCGCCGGAGATATTGGTTTATCTCGATGAACACCGCGATGAAGCTGTTAAAATCAGGAATATGTCCCCTGTGAGAGCCGCTAAAGAAATCGGAAAGCTGGAATTGAAGCTCTCCGAAAAACCTAAACCACCTACAAAAAAAGTGTCCACGGCTCCGGAGCCCGTTACACCTGTGGAACCTAAAGGGCCGCAGGTCGTGGAACTGGATAAGATTCCCATGGAGGACTTTATAAAAAAACGGAATCAGGAGCAGTTTGGCGCTAAAAGGAGATAGTAAATGCCCAACACATTATTGACACCCACCATGATTACGCGGGAAGCCTTGCGGATTCTCCATAATAATCTGGTTTTTGTTAAAGGTGTTAATCGGCAGTATAGTTCAGAATTCGCCGTATCAGGAGCCAAAATCGGCTCGGTGATAAATATTCGCAAGCCGAATAAATATTACGTCAGAACAGGTCCGGCGATGCAGGTGCAGAACACCGCTGAAACCAGCGTGCCTTTAACCCTTAATAGGCAATGGGGCGTTGACGTGAATTTTACGTCCGCAGAATTAACGCTTTCATTGGATGATTTTTCCAAGAGAATATTGAGTCCTGCCATGGCGAAGATTTCTTCCCAGATAGACTTTGAAGGTCTTTCGCAGTTCGTCAATGTTTATAATCAGGTCGGCACTCCGGGAACTGCCCCGGGCTCCGGCGCGACGAATACCACCATCCTTTCTGCTTATCAGGTTCAGCCGGCGCTTAACGCCGGGATGATGCTCGATTTGAATGCCGCCCCGAGGGACGAAAACCGCCGAGTGGTTTTGAATCCTTCCGGCATGGCATCCTTGGCAGGGTCTTTGACAGGTTTGTTCCAAGACTCCGGCCTGATCGCGGAGCAGTATAGAAAAGGTGTTTTGGGAACGGCGCTCGGTTTCGAGTTTGCCTTAGACCAGAACGTAAACAACATTACCTGCGGTTCAAGGGCTGGAACAGTCGTGGTCAGCGGCAATAACCAGACCGGCTCGACAATTTCTCTGAGGGGCTTCACGGCCAATACGACCCTTAACCAAGGCGAGATTTTCAACATCACCAACGTCAACGGCGTAAACCCTGAAAACCAGCAGCTATGGAATTGCCCGGTGGCGACTTCCAACGGCAATATCAATTTCGTCGTGACAGCGACGACCACAGCGGACGCCAACGGCAATATGCTGTCTCTGCCTATCTCTCCGGCGATCACCTTAGCGGCGGTAGGACAGGCAAACGGCACAGTCAACGCTCTGCCCGTAGATGGCGCGGCGGTCACTTTCGGTTCGGGTTCAGCCAATACATCATACCCGATGTCGCTTGCTTATCATCAGGACGCGTTCACTCTGGCAACTGCCGATTTGGAATTGCCTCAGGGCGTGGACTTTGCGGCGAGAGAAATGTACGACGGTATCTCCATGAGAATCGTCCGGGCGTTTGATATTTTAAACGACCAATTCCCCTGCCGTATTGATGTTCTCGGTGGCTGGGCAACCCTGAGGCCGGAACTGGCTTGCAGGATTACGGGTTAAGGAGGAAAAACTATGCCTTTAAAAATATTAACAGACGGTAATCAGGATGGTTCCTTGATCGGAGGTTCCGCTTCAGAAAAGATCGGTTTCTATGGAGCTGTCCCCTCGGCGCAACCGACAAATCCTTTTGAGGCTCAATCCGGAGCTTTCGGATTTGGTTCGATTGTAACTTATTCGTCAAATAACTGCCCTTTAGCGAATATCGCAGTCAGCACTACCGCTAATCAGGCCAATTTGACGATTGAAAACTTTAACGTAGCCGGCGCGGTAGGTGTGAATGCCACACAGGAATTCATTGTCGGAATTTCCAAAGCCACTACCGCAGCTAACGCCACAAACAATGTCGGCCTTTGCGGATGGAGACCTTCAGCGGCCAATATCGTTGACCTTCAGTTCGCCAATCCCAGCGGCGCTAACGGGAATATCGTTGCCAATGAGGTTCAATGGACGGTGGCAACGATAAGAGGCTTCCAGAATGCGATTCAGGTTGTCGCTTGCAATGCAAACGCCAACTGCCCGACAAACGGCGCAAACTACGGAACCGTGGAAGTGATTTACACCCTCGTCGGTTCCGGCGCAACGGCAGTCGCCAATGTTTCCGGCAGCGGCCAGATAACAGGAATTCAGGTCACGAATTCCGGCTCCGGATATTTCACCGTCCCGACAGTTATGATCACAGCCCCGGCGAATGCGAATTACTCCGGCGTCACGGCAAACCAGCCGACCCTCCTGACAGGCACAGCGCTTCCATTCCCTGTTCCTGCCAATGGAACCGGCGCAACGGCGGAAGCGATTGTGAATTCCTCAGGCCAGATCATCAGCATTGTCGTTACAGACCCCGGCTCCGGGTATTTGGCGAGCGCGCCGCCGACTGTGACCTTCGGCGCGGCAACTTCGATTGCTCCGGGTCAGTTTGTCACCGGGCAGCCCAACGCCTACACCGCAGGTCTCGGTATCGGGAATATGCGCGTGGCCGGCAAGAACCAAATTGCAGTCCAGTATTTCAACTGCACAGGTTCTAACATTGCCATCCCCGCCGCGAACTATGCCTTTGTGGGATTGAGTTCGATGCCCGCGATAAGCCCGTTTATTACTATCCGGGCGAATGTCACCGCCGCCAACGTGACTGCGGCTGGCTCCGCTGCAAACTCAACCAACTACACGGTTCCCGGTTTGATGGCAAATGATGTCGGCATCGCTTCTTATTCCGCCGCGATTCCGGCAGGCGCGAATGGGACAGCTTATATCCAGCAGCCCCCGGTTGCGGCGGCGAACAGTTTTGCCGATGTTTATGTCGGTTCAAACGTCGCCTCCAATAAAGCAGCCGGCGTTTATAGCTGGGTATTCATGCGCCAGCAGGCCAATGCGCCGATGGTGGTGTTCCAAGCCTTTGTTTCCAACGCGACAGCAGTCACCGCAGGAAACACGTCGGAACAGGTTTTCACCTTGCCTTCCAACATTACTTTAAGCTCCTCGAATAATGCGACGAATTTCAATGTCATTAATTGCAACAAACCGTCGCACACTCCGGGGCTTTCGGTTGTCGGTTGCAGGGCAAACTCGAATACGCAGGTGGCCATTACGTATATGAACACTTCCAGCGTGAGCATCACGCCTCCGAATGAAATGTATACGTTTGCGTACTTCCCGACTCCGGCAGCAACCATTTCGGCAAATGTTTTGGCGTACCAGATTGTCCATCAGGCCGGCCCGACCTACTCGCAGCTCTGGCAGTTAGTCACAGAATTGCAGCAGTCGGCTCAGTTAATGGGCTTGATTAAGGGGTACTAAGTTTCCAAAGGGGGGAGCAATCCCCCCTTCAATAAAATTCTGGGAGGAAGATATGAAGAAGACGATTTACACTTTGGCATTGAAGGGCTACGCACCGGATTTAATAGCCGTAACTTTTCAACTCATGAGGGCTTATGCCCGAAAGATCGAGGCGGATTTTGTGGTCATAGAAGAACGGAAATATCCCGACAGATACCCGACCTACGAGAAGTTTCAGATATGGGACTTAATGAAAACCAGAAATGATGATTGGTCTATCTTTTTTGACGCGGACACCATGATTCATCCGGATTTCGTTGATGTTACCGCTATGCTTCCGAGGGACACCACCTGCGCGGGTTATTCCAATGACTTTACGCCCATGCGGTTCCGGCCTGACACTCCTTTTTTGAGGGACGGAAGATTTATCGGGAAAGGCACATGGTTTATCATTTGTTCCGACCTGACGAGGGATATTTGGCAGCCGGTGGAACTTTCAGACCTGACTTACGAGCAATGTGTGGAAAATATTTTCCCGACCAACGACGAGATTGTAAAAATCAAAAAGACTCCTGAGAGTCTGATTGATGATTATGTCGTTTCGAGAAACATTGCAAGGTTCGGCCTGAAGCACACCGTCCTCTCGGAGCTGTTTCCGAAATTTAACTGCCCGATAGGAATTGAAACCGTACAGGCCACGCAGAAAATTATCAGCCCGTTCCTTCAGCATGACTACAACCGGCCTCTCGATCAGAAATTGATCTGGACGGAGCAGATTTTAAGGATGTGGGGGGTGACGCTATGAAAATATTAGTCACCGGACACAACGGTTTTATCGGAAACGCGCTCATAAAGGCGCTGAAAAGCGGACTTTTCGCAGACCATCATGCCATCCTTGATGATGCGGACATCGTGACCCTTCCCTGCGACGTGAGGGATATTGATGTGGATAACGTGAAATTGAAAGTGGACAGGATTTATCATCTTGCCGGCACTCCCTCGCCGGCAAAATACAAGATCAATCCGACCAAGGTTTTGATGTCGAGTATTCAGGGAACCTACAAGGTCCTCGAACTGGCCAAAAAATGCGGCGCAAGGGTGCTTTTCACGTCCACGATCAACACAGACGCCTATTACCCATCAAGAAATGCGCGTTCCTGCTATGTTGACGGGAAAAAGGTAGCCGAAGACCTGTGCTATCTTTACAGCAATGAGGTTGACGTGAGGGTGGCCAGATTGTTTTCGACCTACGGCGTCGGCATGAAACTCGATGATGGAAGGGTTATCCCCAATTTTATCGTGAAAGCCCTAAGGAATCAGGAAATCACGATTTTCGGGGATGGGAGTCAGGTGGATTCCTTTTGCTACATTAACGATATGGTTCGGGCACTACATTCCTTCATGGAAATCGAGGACAATCCCAACCGACCCGTCGAGCTGGGAAACGCCTTGGTTACAGGGGCAAAGGGTATTACCACGATTAAAGACCTTGCCGAGCAGATTATCGAGCTTTGCGAGTCGAAATCGCCCATCAACTACGCTTCTTTTACAGGATTGGACAAGGAACGAATCCCCAATGTGGCTTATGCTTCCAAGATTTTAAAGTGGACGCCAGGCGTTTCACTTTCTGCCGGGTTGAAGGAAACTATTTGTTCCTTCAGGGAGGCGATGCTATGAGAACTATGGTCAGCATGGACACGATTCAGATTGAGATAACGAATGCCTGCCCGCGAAACTGCGCAAACTGCACCCGTTTTGTCAATCACACCCCGAAGCCCTACATGATGGACTTTGAAACTTTTAAGCAGGCCGTGGATTCGATGGTCGGTTATCCGAAAATGACAGGAGTTATGGGAGGCGAGCCCTTACTGCATCCTGAGTTTGAAAAGATGTGCAATTATTTGCACTCTAAGATTCCTCCCAGACAAACCGGGTTGTGGACTTGCCTCCCACCCAAAAAAGAGCATTACCGGGACGTGATCGTGGAGACCTTCGGCAACATCTTTATCAATGATCACACCCGGGACGACATCATGCACCATCCGTTTCTGGTTTCCGCCGAGGAAATAAAGGACCTTGACCGATGGGTTAAGTGGATAATGATTGATTCATGCTGGGCGCAGCTCTCTTGGAGCGCTTCGATCAATCCCCATGGAGCGTTTTTCTGCGAGATCGCGGCGGCGCTCTCCATGCTTCTCAATCGAAACGTAAAAGACGGGTGGAAAGTGGAGCCGGGATGGTGGATTCGGACGCCCAAAGACTTCACCGGCCAGATGGAAAAATATTGTATGCTCTGCGGCGGCGCAATGCCCCTGAAAAAGAGAGTTTCCACGTCAATAAAGGACGAAATCAGCCCTTTAATGCTGGAAAGAATCAAGAAATACTCACCTAAAGTTAAAAGAGGGGAATATGACATTTCCAACTGCGTTTTGTGTCAGGACGACTCCCCCATGGCGACTTACAAAGACCCGCGTTACAGAGAAGCCATCGCTGCGAGGTACGGCCTCTATACGATGGAGAATGAAGACCACTTTTTAACACCATATTTATCAAAATCTTGGAAAGGAGGTAATAAAAATGCGAGCAAAGATGAAATTGACCAAAATAATTCAGTATGAACCATATGAAGAATTAACCTTTTCCGCTGTATCTAGAAGTAATGGTTATCCCGAGGATGGAAGTGATGAAGATAATACCTTTGCAAAGTGGACACCTTCGGCAACCTTTACGATGGCAATAACAAATCCTGCTTTGGTTGGCACATTCAAAGTAGGACAAACGTATTATGTTGATTTTACATTAATTTGAAAGGAGGACAGAAAAATGGCTTGGAACAGCTCGAAACCGGCAGACAAAATGGCGGGAGTGAAGTCGGGCAAGGCCCCGCACCCTGCGAACACGAAGAAGGGATTTGATCAGGGTTACGGATATGCTGAATTTTCTAAAACGAAAGTCGGCATCGGCAAAGACAAAAAGAAAGGCTAACTTAAACGGGGGGACGCATCCTTGATAAACACGCACACAAAAAATGCAGCTTAAAAAGGCGCAGAAACATAAGAAAATAAAGATAGAATCCACTAAGCTCGCAGCTCCCTTTCAGCCGGGGAATCATAAACACTCGGCATTGGCGAAGCATCAGGGTTTTGTGAAAAAGAAGCTCGCAAAGAAGCTGGAAAGGACTGAAAAGTGGATTAAAAAAAGGAATTGCGGCGAAGAAAAAGACGTAAAATAAAAAATCTGGGAGGTCATATGAGCAACATTTATCCGAGGATGATGTATAAATACGATGGCTCAAGAGCTTATCGTGTTGTTGAGAGCCATCAGGAGGCAGAGAAATATGCTGCCATGGGGTATGGATTTGAACGATGGGAGGCTCACGAAGGGAAGGTAAAGCCCGTAAAGGAACCTTTGCCCATGCCTTCTACGGAAGCCCCTAAAAAGGTGAACAAAAGAAAGAAACCGCATCACAAAAGCGTTTTGAGGAGACCGAGCAATGCCAGCAAAAAGCAAGAAGCAAAGGCAGATGATGGGCATAGCGGAGCATCACCCGGAAAAGCTACACAAGAAAAACAAGGGAGTGCTGAAAATGAGCAAAAATCAGCTCCATGATTTTGCTAAGACCAAGGAAAAGGGACTTGTAAAAGGCAAGGAACGGAAAGAATCAATCGGCGCATTTATGAAGCGCCGGAATAAAAAGAGGTAACTTATGTCTTTTTTAACCAGCGCCGACATCGTAAAGTCGGCCATGCGGATAATCGGCGTTATCGGAAAGTCTGAAGTCCCCTCCTCAGATGAAATGATGGACGGGTTGCAGGCTTTAAATCTCATGCTCGAACTATGGTCTGCCCGGAGATTGATGGTTAGAGGCACGATTCAATTTTCCAATATCCTTACGGCTGGGAAATATTCTTACACGATAGGGACAGGCGGGAATTTCAATA